ACATCATCTACCCTGTTACCGTAAAAGATAAACAATGTCTGATCGTTGTTAGTAGCCAAAGTAAAACTCTTTTCTCCTAGCATTGGTCCTTTACCCCCCCCCTGGTTTACCTTCGCGTTGTCGCATAATAATAATTACAGTAGCTCGTATATCTCCATTATCAAATGAGTTCAAAGTCGGTGCTACCCCCCCCTCTACCCACGTTTCATAATCTTCACTTGTCTGCGCCCGTCTACTCTTTGTGTACCACAAGTTTATTCTCCATCACGTATTGGTTTCCCACTCCTTTGTAATCTCTGGCTTGGAGCGCACCGATTACAATGTTATCTTCTGGTCTTTTGTATGTGGTGGCAGTAAGTGTAGTTACTCCTTCGGAATACTTTGCGAAACCTGTTTGACCAAAGCTTCTTGGAGTGCTGGTGGTAGGGTTTTGTTTCGTCTGTTGGCTCTGCGTAGTATTCCTTCGCAAGCCTTCGGACTTAAAAAGAATTTCGGTAACACTTCTTGGGTCAGTAGTACGTCTGCCAACGATGAATACTCTTTTCCTTCGCTGGGGTACTCCAAAGTACTGAGCGTCAAGCACCCTCCAGGCGCAAGTATACCCGAGGTCGCCCATCGTTCCGATAACGATTCCAAAATCTTTTCCTTTGTTAGAGGATAAAAGACCAGGCACATTTTCGATGAGGAAAAATTCGCTTTGCGTTTCTTCCACAAGTCTAGCAATTTCCCAGAATAACCCGCTTCTTTCGCCAGATAAACCAGCGCGTTTTCCAGCCACGGATAAGTCTTGACAGGGAAATCCTCCTGTGATAATTCCATTTCTAGGGTCAAATCCTGCTCCAATTAAATCACTTCCTTTCACCTGAGTTACATCGTTGAATTGTTTACTGTTAGGAAAGTGTAGAGCTAATACTTCTCTACAATGTTTATCAATTTCTACATTAGCAACAACCTTTATACCGTTGCGTTCCATAGCCAAGTCAAAGCCACCTACTCCAGCAAAGAGTGATACTCCTGTTAGCATTTAGTACCAACCTCTTTGGAGGGAGTGCCGGTTAGCGTTACAAGGCGATGAGTAACGGTGATGTATGTATCGCAAGCCTCGTAATACTTGGAGGTCAGCTCTGCTAGACCTTTCTCCAAGGAGTTGAGCAATACCGTAAGCTGTTGATCTAGGTTTTCCTTTTGAATCAAGTGGCTTTGCGTAGTTATCAAACCTGCTCTCACGGGTCCAAAGGGCGTTAAGACAGCCCCACTCTTTGCCCTTCCACCCATAACTAGCCGAAGCGTACTCTTTTGTGAGGATACGGTTCTCATACTTCATCTCCATCGTTGCCTTCGTTGGTGCTGGTTTTGGTGGGTGCTTTATCTCTATCACCTTCGGCGCGGATACGAATACCCACGCTAAGGCGAGTATTGCCATTAAGATCAATCCATTTCTTGCCCTCAACCTCATCTGCGTTTTTCTCCATTTCGAGTAATTGCTTATAGGTATCGGGGTAGGCGTGAGCCAACCTTATTAGAGCGCGATCTCTTGCTCTCCGATAATTGCGGTACTGTACTGCTTGGTTAGCAGCTCCGGCTAATCTTTTAGCATCAATCTCCATCTATATTTCCTTCTAAGGCTAGCAATACATAGAATATCAGCATTATTGCGATTAACCCCAAGATTACCATTAGTTGCCCCTGTCCACAGTATTAGCGATAGTAGATAGGATTATGCTAGTGATATTGATAGGCTCGATAAGTAGATAAGCGTCGTCCTCACTCTCGTCCCACACCCCGACCCATACAGTAGCGTTCCTGCTTTGGCGATAGTATTTAATGGCTTCAAGGGTGGACTTGCCACCCCAGATTCCCCTTCCCTCGCTATCTTTAACCTCGTAGAAGTTATGCGGATTTAGTTTAGTTTCCGTTGCCGGCTTCTCAAAATTTTCTAACTTGCCTTCCCATAATCGTTTCATTTCACCCATTATCTTCTTCTCCTTCTGGCTCGTTTAGGTTGAATATGCGAGAGATAGCTAAGTTAGCCCTCTCTAGGTTCTTGATAGCCCTTGCTATCTCGCCCTCTTGTAAGTCTTTAATGGCTTGCTTCTCGCATAGATCTGCCTTAGCTTCTAAGTATTCTCTTGTTGGTTCACTCATTAGTTTAACCCTTCCATTTCCTCTAGTGTGTCGTATGAATCGTTGCCTTCTTCTTCCTGATCTTCGTCCTCGTCCTTGTCTATACCTCTAGCGGTATCATCACCGTCTAGGTATTGTGGCTCGCTCATTTTTCTCCCCTTTGATTTGGTAAGCACCCCACGCAATATGCGTAGGTATGTCGTTCGGTATCTCCCTTACTGTCTGCCCACACGACCTCGTCCTTCTCTATGTCTGAGTAACACTTTATACAAGTGTATAAGTTAGGAGTTTTCATTACCTTCACCTTCTTCTTTCTCTCGTTTGATGTCGTTAATACTCTTTCTCGGTGCGCCTAACTCTATCTGCGAGAGAGCTTCACCTAGCGCGGTGCGCCATTTACTGCCCTCTCCCTTTCCTATTGGTTGTTGCGCCGGTGAACTGTCGGTAGCGTCAAAGATCGCCACCTTATTCCACTTGTTTTCTATCTCAATCACCACAATTAAAGCGTGTTGATTACTTGCCATTACTTACCCCACTCTCTGATAGATGTCGTTATAGATACCGTTCTGCCACGCTCCGCAAGCCTCGCAGCTTTCATCTACTATGGCAAAATTCATTACTAGATTACCGCGTTCACCGCAGGACTTACACGCCCAGAATATAATCTCTTTAATCATTTACTCGCCCTCTCTCTCTTTAGGTGGGTACGATTCTTTAATACACCGTAAGCAATACATTAAAAATGGTGGGTTAATCTCAGTAAATTTAGCTGTATTTCCACACTCATAACAATTCATTACTTACCCTCTCTCTCTATCTCTTTATAGATTTGATTCTCTCTATCCCATACACGATACGCTCCACACTCACACTCTCCAAGAGCCGGTATATCACCGTAAATATACTTATGAGCGTGATTCATTACTTGCCCTCTCCCGCGCACTTATGGGTAGGCTCTGATTCATAGATACTCTCTAGCGTACCCGTTACCGTACTGCCGTATATCTTTCCGCAATTCATACAATGTCCAATTAAAATACTCATTTACTTACCCTTCTATCTTGGTTAATGAAGTAGCGACCTACTTCTCACCCTCTCCCACCATTACCGGTGAGAGAGAGTAAGCTGCCTATCGCTACGGTACTCTACCGTATCTTTGGTTAAATTACCATTGGGCGCGTTCCATACGATAAGCCCACTCTCGTTGTGTTTTCTTAATTATATCCTCTACTTGCCATTGGATATTTTCTATATCGTCAGGATCTAGTTCATAATCGCCTAATAATTGGTTAAGCTCCTCACCATAGGCATAGGCTTCATCAGCACTCTCGTATCTATTCCAATTATTATCGCTACTGAATTCGTTAGCCTTATCTTCTAGCTTCTTTAATATCTCGTTACGGTCAGCTAATTTACTCTCTAATTCTAGTTTAATAGCTGCCCGCTTCTCACTCTCTCCCTCGCTTAAATAATCTATAACCATTGAAGCGTAAGTATTTACATCTAATAGACCTATCATTACTTATTCCTCTCCCATTTAATTAGCGAACAGATCTTATCGGCTCCCTCATAGTGGCAATTACCGTAAACCTTATGGTATCCGGTAATAAATAATAGTGAGCCGGCGATAGCTCCGGCGATTAATATCGCCCTCACTCTCTTTCCGCGTCTAGTTATCATAATTTCGCTCCACACTTATCGCAAAGTAGCCCTTCCGTGCTATCTAATGCGTCGTATTTGGTACCCTTCCAGCAACTAGTACACACGATACAAAATTGGGTAATAGTACTCATTAGCTCCCTCTCCCTCGCTTACTATCCCATTAACGGTTAATGAGATAACACCGCTCACCAATTACCGGTGAGCGATATTACCCGATTAAACTAGACGGTACGCATAGGCATAAGTAATGCGCTCCACGCTACCTTATCGCCGGTTAAACCGATAGTAATAGGTTTATTAGCTGCGGTGAAAGTAACCTTAACCGCGCTATCTTTCCCGACTATCTTAGCAAAGTCAGCGAATAGACTAGGATTAAACGATATCTCACCAATAGGCTCACGCGTATCAGGCTCCCTCAATAGTTGCGCGAAATTCTCCGGTGAAGGGAAGCTATGCGTTAGCGGCTCCACCGTAAGGCTAGCGTTAGCATTAACGCGGAAAGATACCCTGCCGCTATCCTCTCTCTCGATTATGAGATAACCGATAGTAATTCCCTTCATTAGATCCACTATCCGCTTAATATCGGGTAGGGATATCAGGATCTCGCCTAGCCTATCCTCTCCCTCTACTGTAATGCTCCCTACAATTAGGCGATAGCGATCAGTAGCGCGAGCGATAAGCTGCCCTCTCTCTCCGTCTACGCGTAAAGCTACGCAAGCAAGCGCCGCCGGCGCGCTCTTTCCCTTAGCAGCGCATAGGCTCGCTCCCTCTAATAGCTCACGCGCTCCCTCTAATTGAACGCTCACGCGCTCCCGTGTAATCGTGTCCATTAACTAGCTCCCTCTCTTATATTCTGCCCTAATCTAGGAGCAGACCACCGCTCACCGCGTAACCGGTGGGCGATAGTACGCCACTATCTAAGCGCTAACCCTCTCACGCGTTACCAATAGAGCGCGAGCGGCTCCCGCTTGGGTAGACCATAGCTCGGTGAGCTTAGCTTGGGCAGCTATCCGCTCCCAAGGTAAACCGCTCACCATAGCGCCGCGAATATCACGGGCAAGCTCTACGCTAACGCGTAAGTGGCTAGCAAGGGTCACCGGTGACCACTCTACGCCCGCCGCGTCTAGCTCTATCTCTATGCGTCCGTAATTATCACGGGGCGACATAGCGCGCCCGTCGCCATAAGCGCTTAACCCTGCCCAATAGCGAGCGTTAGCGGCAGCGTGTAACGGTGTCCCGTCCGCGTCCGATAGGTGAGCGGTTACTAGGGGCGCAAGCTCGGGAAAGTGTGCCAGAATTTCGCTATGAATAGCGCCGCAAGTAATTACGGGGTCACGGTAACGCTTATCCTCGCGGCTAATGCTGCCGGTTATGGAATAGTAAGGGTAAGAATTACCCTCGCGTTTAACTAGCTCGCCGTTAATCTCTAATAGTAAGAGCTTAGCGATACCGTAAGGCTTGCCACTTATGCGCTTGCGCCAGCTATTGCTTGCGATTATTTCGCTGCTCACTTTACACGCTCCAAGCTAGCAAGGATCTTGCCGCCGCTCATAGCATTAAGAGCTATCAATCCATTAAGAGCTGCGCGAGCGCAGCTAGTCGTACAGTATCCCTCACTTAATCGTGAAAGTCTGCCGCTAAAGTGTACCGGTGCGAAATTGCTAGGCATTAGGCAAGCTGCGCCGCAATTAGGGCAGCGATAGGAGATAGTGGTCATTACTTAACCATTTTCTTTAATAGAGCCTTATAGGCGCGGGCACCTTCACCGCGATAGCTGCTCGCATTAGCTAGAAAATAAAGCACGACACTCTTAGCGCTATCGTGAATATAGTCGCCTTCTATATCGGTGATAGTTTTCATTGCATTAAGATAATCGGCAGCATAGGGGCTTATATTCTGCCAGTCCTTCGCTATCGCGTAAGCTATTTCGCTAACCGTTACTCTTTCATTAATTGTATTCATTAGGTAGATCCCTCCATTAGGTGAGCCGGTAATAGCTCACGGGATTAACACTAACGTTACTCTACCGTATGTCAAGGATCTAATCGGTTTAATTATTAGGTGTCCGGATAGGGCTAGGGGAGCAGCTCCGGAGCTATTGCCGCCGGTAATCGTGATCCATTAGAGCGGCAAGGGTAAGAGCTGCGCGATTAGATAGGGCTAAGGGTTACCGATTAGGGGATAGGGATAAGGCTATCGGTTAGCGGTTAGGGCTAACGGTTAGCGGATAAGGCTAGGCAATTATTAAATATAGGGGGCGAATAGGTAAGGGATACCCTGCCGAAGGTGGAGCAAGCCCTCCCAGAATTAAGAGCAGACAATTCAGACAAGCCAGACAATACCGGCAAAGCAGACAATAACGCATAAAACGGACATCAACGACCCCCGTGTGTTAAGTTTTGGTGACCTATGCGCGTAACTCCCCAAATAGATATTTTTGATAAAGTTAAGCTGTAGCTCCGTGTCCTACTTTGTCCTATTTTGGGTGGATATATTCTGTGATGTTAGTCACAAATAAAAGATTTATTTTGAAAAAGCGGGAAATGCGTTATATTTCCTGCCTTATACAGTATAGGGGAGTAAATTGGGGAAAGCCCTATTTACGACCTAACATCGCTGGCGCGATGACCCCTAGGTCAAGCGCTGACTTACCCCTCAGTTCGCCCAGCTCCCTCGGGCGCTAAGCCCGACAGCCCCTTCGGGGTTTTAGTAGGGATAGTTCTATTATTTTGTCAAACAATCATTCCTCCACTACCCCTTACTCTCCCCACTATCTATCGCTGAATAGCGATTTATTCCGCCCGATTTTTGTCAGGAGATAAGTGTCTGAGAATAGTGCTGATATTGCTAAGCGGATTATTCTTACTTGTGTAGCTGAAGGTGTTACCATCGAGAAGGCTTGCGGCGAAGCCGGCAAAACTCTAAAAACTTATGAGTACTACCGTCGCTCTGATAAAGCATTTGCTGACAGGGTAGACCGAACTAGGCTAGGACTTAGAACTAAGGTATTCGCCTCTGGCGATGTCCACGATATTGACTTTGTAGAGTTCCGTCAAAGATTCTTGCATAGCCAGACCTTCCCACATCAAATCAATCTAGTTGATGTAATTGAAGGTAGAGATCCATCCTGGCTCCACCCAGCAATGAAGTTTGAAAAGGGTATAGCTAGTAACCGTATCCTTTTGAATATACCGCCCAACCACGCAAAGTCTATTACTATCACCATAGACTATGTGACCTGGCTCATATGTCAGAACCCTAACTTTAGAATCTTAATAGTATCTCAGACTCAACGTCTAGCATCCGATTTTCTCTACGCCATAAAGCAGCGCCTTACACATCCTATGTATGAAAATTTACAACAAGCGTACGCTGCCGGCGTAGGGTTCAATTCTAAGTCAGCTTCGTGGCAAGCCACCCGTATTACCTTTGGTGATGAATTGCGTGAGTCTAGCGAGAAAGACCCCAATATCGAAGCTGTTGGTATCGGTGGTCAGATCTACGGTAAACGTGCCGATATGATTATAGTTGATGATGCTGTAACCCTTTCTAATGCTAATGACTTTGAACGTCAGATTAAATGGCTTACCCAAGATGTGCGTTCCCGTCTTAACCCTACGGGGAAGCTAATCATTATTGGTACTAGAGTTAGCGCAGTAGACCTCTATAAAGAATTACGCAGTGAAGATAGATACCCAGGTGGCTTAGTCCCTTGGACTTATCTGGCTATGCCAGCTTTGCTAGAAACAGATGATGACCCTGATAAGTGGTTAACTCTCTGGGCAGAATCTGACCAACCCTTCGATGGACAGAAGGAAGAAGATAAGAACCTAGAAACTGGACTCTATCCTAGATGGTCTGGACGTAACCTTTTTAACGAACGACAATCTATGGATCCCTCTACTTGGGCTTTGATTTACCAGCAACAAGATATCTCTGACGATGCCATCTTTGACCCAGTATGTGTTCGTGGTTCTATTGATGGTATGCGTAAGTCTGGCAGATTAGTTCCAGGTCACCCTGGTCATCCTAAAGATATGAATGGTTTTTCTATTGTCTGTGGGCTAGACCCAGCAATGGTTGGCGATACCGCCGCTATCTGTTATGCCATAGACCGCATATCGCATAAGCGTTACATTGTAGATGCTATTAAAATTACTAGACCCACCCCTGCTGCTATTAGGCAGTTAATCTTTGACTGGACCAACCTCTATGCTCCTAGTGAGTGGGTTGTCGAAAAGAACGCCTTTCAATCTTTCTTAACTCAAGATGAAGGTATCCGTCAGCAACTTGCTTCTAAAGGTGTACTGCTTAAAGAACACCATACCGGTTCTAATAAATGGGATTCTGGTTTTGGTGTAGCTTCTATGTCTACCCTCTTTGGAACTAAGCAACACGATGGTAAGCACCACCGAGATAATCTTATGCACCTTCCTTCGGATCAAACCGAGAACGTGAAGGCTTTGATAGAGCAACTTATTACTTGGTCGCCTACTACCAAGGGTAAGACCGATATGGTTATGGCTCTATGGTTTTGTGAGATTAGAGCGCGAGAGATGCTTAACCAAGGTATCCACGCAGTACACCATATGAAGAATCCATTTTTGTCGCGCAGTGAACGCGCAAAACGTACAGTAATCAATCTCGATGAACTGTTCGCAGAACAAGAACGTACATTTATCTAACTAGGAGATAACAATGGCAGCCAAGAAACCAATTGTTAAAAAAGTAGTAGCAAAGAAGCCAGTAACAAAGAAACCTGCTATGCCTACAAAGCGTCCTATGGTTGGCAATGATAAAGAGTTTAATAAAAAGTATGGTTCTAAATCTTGGAATAATGGTTATACAAACTAATTTAAGGAATCCAATTGTTATCAACTAAAGAGGTAGTAGCTAAAGTCGAAAGACTTAAAACACGCTACGCTGCTCGTGACCAGAGGATGCGCGATGTACTCTCTGTGCGTCAAGGCGATATCTCTAAAGTTTATCCAGCAATGTTTTCTGAGGACTATCCAAAGCCTCTAGTTGCTAACTTTGTTGATGTAGCTGCTAGGGACTTAGCAGAGGTAATGGCACCACTGCCATCTTTTAACTGTGCTGCTACCAATATGGTGTCAGATACCCAGCGCAAGGCAGCAGATACTAGAACTAGAATTGTTAATCATTATATCTCTGCATCAGAGTTACAGATTCAAATGTATCAAGGTGCTGACTGGTTTAATACCTACGGTTTGCTTCCAGCAATTATCGAGATGGATTACGAAACTAACAATCCTCGGATCCGTTTATTAAATCCTTTTGGAGTCTATCCAGAAGTTGATAGGTTTGGTCGTTGTATCTCATTAACGCAGACAACTACATCCGATGCTGAAACTTTAGCAGCGCAGTATCCAGAGTTTTATTCTCAGATTATCCCACAAAATTCTTATACTCAGTCATCTCCTTATTTAACCTTAGTTCGCTATCACGACAAAGACCAAGACTTAATCTTTATCCCAGAACGCAAGAACCTAGTTCTAGCCAACATCCCTAATCCAGTTGGTAAGTGCTTAGCACAAGTTGCTTTCCGCTCATCTTTAGATGGCGAAGCACGTGGTCAGTTTGACGATGTACTTTCCGTCCAACTTGCCAGAGCAAGATTTGCAGTGTTACAAATTCAAGCTGCAGAAAAATCTATTCAGGCTCCTATTGCTATTCCACAAGATGTGCAAGAACTTGCTCTTGGTCCCGATGCCATTATGCGTTCTGCCAATCCGCAAGGTATCCGCAGAGTTCCATTAGAATTACCTGCTGGAGTCTTTACTGAGTCCGGTGTATTAGAGCGTGAACTTCGTATTGGTGCCAGATATCCAGAAACTAGAAGCGGTAACATTGATGCTTCTATTGTTACTGGTCGTGGCGTACAGGCTTTACAGGCTGGTTTTGATACACAAATTAAAGCAGCACAAGCACACTTTGCTAAATTCTTTACAACACTCGCAGCACAATGTTTTGAGATAGATGAAAAAATCTTTGGTAACATAGTTAAAACTATTAAAGGTGTAGATGACGGAACACCATTTACAATGAAGTACACACCTAGCCGCGATATTAACGGCGAATATGGTGTAGATGTACGCTATGGAATTATGTCCGGTATGGATCCTAACCGAGCCATCATTGCATTATTACAAATGCGCAGCGATAAACTTGTTTCAAGAGATTATGTCCGACGAGAAATACCTATGGAGCTAAATGTTACCCAAGAAGAACAGCGTGTGGACATCGAAGAAATGCGTGATTCTCTACGCGTTGCTGTTGCTCAGTATGCTCAAGCTATTCCAGCACTTGCAGCGCAAGGACAAGACCCTACTCAAATCATTAGTAGAATTGCTGAAGTCATTAAGGGCAGACAAAAAGGATTACAACTGGAAACAATAATTGAAAAAGCATTTGCTCCAGAACCAGTGCCAGTACAAGCTCAACCAGTACCTGGTCAACAACCTATGACTCCAGCAACGGGTGCGGTTCCCGCCCCTGCCTCGCAGCCAAATCAAACTCCACAAGGTGGTGCAACCCCCGCTGCTGGTCAACGTCCAGATATAGCAACTTTGCTCGCTTCAATAGGCGGCGCAGCATAACCGAGGAGGTGTATAAATGAATAAAGGATCACGTCAACCAGCATCAATGGCAAAGCCAGTTGAGGGAAAGAAAGACACCTCTAAGCCAGTAGGCAGTAAAGTGTTTTTCGGTATGACACCAAAAGGTCGTAAAGGAAAGAAGGCTTAACAATTTTTCGTCGGAGGTACTGGATAGTGGATGATAAAGATTTCGTTACACGTCCAGTACGCTCCGCAGATTTCTTAGTTATACTTGCAGGATTTTTTCATAACATTACAGGTTCATTTCACGGACTGGCAGATGAGTTCTTAGAATTAGCGGTATACAATGCAAACCGCAAGAGTAAAGTTTCCAAAGCGTGGGAACAGATGACAAATGATTTAGAAACATTACAGGAGGACTAAATGGGAGATACAAACCCGCTTACCGGCGTATCTGGTCCAGGCAAGTTCGCTGTACGAGAAGATTTACCACCATCACAAAATTATGGTGACCGCAAAATGATGCAAGAAAATATTGCTGGTGCATCTACACGCCCAAATCCAGATGTAAACCCTACTGTAAAACCAGAACCAGTTGTAGAGCTATTTGCTCCGAGTGGTAATAAAGCCCAAGATGTAATGGCTGGCGTTGATATGGGTCCAGATGTTGGCTCTAACGCACTTGGTATGACAAAGGTAACTGTAAAACTTTCTGATACTTTAGCGAAGATGCTTCCATATGATACTACTGGAGAGATTGCGGTATTATATCAGCAAGCGCTAGCGCGAGGTGATTAGTGGCTGATAAACTAACGGCAGCAGCAGCAGCCGCAGGTTTGACAGAAGCAGAACGTAAAAGCATTGATGCTTTAAGTAAGAGTATTGCTGTTCATCGTGAACTTTCAAACCTTCCACAAAATGTTGCTTCACAAGCATATAACTCTAAAACTCCAGCGCAACAAAATGCTCTTACAAATGTAGCTGGTAAAGAAGATCCTGCGACCAAACCTAAGAGTGGTTGGTTTTCAACTGCTTGGCATTATTCAGGTGGCGCAGTAATTGGTGCTTTAACTGAAGCATCTGATCTTATGACCCGTTTGTATCGAACCGGTGCTATTGCGCTAGACCAAGGCGTTCCACTTGCTGGTATTGGTGGTGCTTGGGATATTGCCAACGACAAGGGCGATAATGTATTTAGCCCAGGTCGTATTGAATCTGCTCGTAAAAAATTTGGCGATGCGAATATAAACGTTGCAATGCGCATAGCAAAAGGTGAAAAACTTAGCGACATAGTTGCAAATGGAACTCAAGAAGAAAAACTTGTTGCATCATCTGCGGCACAAAAAAAAGATAATGGTTTATTCCAAGATGCACTAGATGCAGTTCAAGCATCTAAGTATTCTCCAGGTCGTGCTGTTGCTAATATACTTTTACCAGGTCAATTAGAGGGTTCTGGTTTATTCTATAAAGCCATTTCTGGAACAGTTGATGCTGCTTATAGAATCCTTGCAGATCCAACACTTGTTGCTGGAAAAGCCAAACGCGCTTATGATGTATCTAAGTATGCGTTAGATGTAGTAGTTGGTGGCGGTAAAGTAGAACAAGTATTTGCCAAACCAGCAGTAGCAAATTTTTGGAACCAGTATGGAGCGCAACTTAACAATCTTCGCATAGCTCAAGACTCTGGGAAAACAGTTGATGCCTTAGCAGCACGTAATCAATTAAAGGCTTTGGCTCCTGAATTTGGTCCAGCAGTAATAAATAGTTTTATTAGAACAGCAGATAATGCTGTGCCTATTACTGATGCTTTAAGTGCAAAAGCATTTTTTGGCAATGCTCAACAACTAGATGAAATTATGAAAGGTGCTATTGGGCGCAAGCGTATACTGATGCCTAAGTTGGATTTAGCACGTCAAGCCAGAATTAAAACAGTTACAAGTGCAAATAAAGTATTTAACTTAGATCGTATAGGTCCTAAATTTGTAGATGATTATTTCTTTGGTGGCGCTGCCACTAATGATGGTATTCAAAAGATGCTTGTTGATGGACAAGAAAAAATTGTAGAACAAGTATTAGCAAATGCTAAACCTAAAGGCGTAGCAAAATTTTCTATGGCTATGACTCAGCGACGCATTGATAAGTTCAAAGCAAAATTTGAGCAGATTCCATTTTTTACTAATAATGCTTTAGATGTTACAGCGGCAGATGCTGGTCAAAAAGTTTATAGTCTTGCTCGTTTGGTATTACCACAACGCGAATCTAAGTTAATTGCCGAAGCGTTTAATGCTACCGAAGATATAGCAAAAAGAAAAGAAATTTTTTATGGTATGCAAAGCACAATTGCAGATATTCGTGGTATCAATACCACTAAAGAAGGTCAACAAATTGGTGCTGCAATATCTGGAAAAGTAAAGCCAGTTCACGCAGCGCGTGATTTAGATGGGGTCAATCCGTCAGTTCTTCCTAATGGAGAATCCGTTGCTTTAATTCTTTCTGATAATTCTAACTATGTAACTACGTTAAGTGTTAAAGATTTAGATAGAGCAGCAGCTCGAAGTGGTTTAATCCAGCGTACACTTGGAGTTGCCCATTCAGACTGGGTAGAGAAAATGACTTCAGCCTGGTCATTTTTAACTCTTGCTGGTCCACGCTATGCTGCTCGTAATGCTACTGAAGATTTATTAGTACACCTTGCTATTGGTGAATCACCTTGGGGTCTTGTTAAAGGACGTGGTTTTTCAACTAGACTTCGTACTGCTAGAGGACTTGAAGCAGGTTTAACTAAAGCGCAAAAGACTGCTGCTAATCCATTAGGCGCTGTTATGCGTTTTGTCAATAAAAGTGAAGCTGCTAGATATGCTAAACAAATTGATGAAGCTGGCAATAGTCTTGTTAAAATTCGTGAAATAACTGCTACTGCTCTTGCTGAAGGCAAATTAGCAAGATTTAATAAACGTTTAGGTTTAAGTAAGATTACAGACAAAGACCGTGAATATCTTGCAGCACAAATTCGTAATGGTGATTTAGATAATGCTTTAGCAGATGTAGTTGAAGGTGGAAAGCAAACCTTTACTGGCATTGATGCCTATACTCGTACATTAAGTTTTGGTCGCAAGAATAAAGTTCGTACTGCTGAGTTGAATATGGTAATGCCTAGCAATTTCAAACGTGCTAAAGGCGCACCAGGGTTTAAGGAAATGATACCAACCACTGCTGACGAGGCTACATTAGTTGCTTGGCTTATGCGTATTGGTTATTACTCAAATGATAAACTTGGTAGAATCGCAGTTGCTAACTTAGCATCAGATGCCGTTGGAGAAAGTGCTGCTGTAGGAAAAATCTTTAATTGGTTGAATGACCCAGAAAATGCCAAACTTGTTGCAGCATTTCGTATGGAACAAAATGGCATAACCAAAGAAGAACACGCACAACGTATCTATGATGCAGCAAAACAACTATTCGTTAAACGTGATGGCACATTAAATCAGGCTTTATTATCTAAAGTTCGTACTATGGATTCCGAAACCGGTCAAATGGTCATCTCTGGCAAACTTGGTATGGATGATTTGCCAATAGTTGATACCGATATGCCAGCTTATTTGGTAGGACCACAACTTGTACCAGTATCAGATGGTGGCGATTACGCAGCATCTCTAATGGAGTGGGGTTGGGACTGGCTAGGAAATGCCAACGCTCGACTATCACGTGAACCTATGGTTCTAGCTGAAATGATTAAGATTCGTAAACAGTTTGATAAGACAGGTTTTGAAAAAGCATTTATTGCTTCCCACCTTAAAGGTATTGATCCAGCAAATGCTGCTGGTATTAAGAAAGCAACAACTTTTGCAGAAAAAAAGGTTGCAGAAATTGTTGAAGATCGAGCAAGGCTTCAGATATTGGCTTATGTAGATAACCCAATGGTTCAAAGTCAACTTGCTTTTTCTATTCGCAACTTTGCTCGATTCTATCGAGCCACTGAAGATTTTTATCGTCGTGTTTATCGTACCGTTAAATATAATCCAGAGTCATTAGCACGTGCCGCATTAACCTATGAGGGTATTACGCACTCAGGTTGGGTACAAAAAGATGACCAAGGCGATGATTACTTTGTATATCCAGGAACCGAACACGTTTATCGTGTAGTTCAAGGAGTAATGCAAGCATTTGGTGTACCTGCTGAGTTTAAGACACCATTACCAATTCAATTTAGTGCAAAAATTAAAATGATTACTCCATCATTGAACCCAGATTCTATGATACCTACTCTTGCTGGTCCACTATCTGGATTCTCAATTAAAGTAATTAGCAATATGGTTAATATATTTAATCCAGGAGCAGCCGATACTATTACTGGCGCATTACTCGGTAAGTATGCAGTAGACCAACCTATGGTTTCAGCCTTCTTACCTGCTCACGTAAACCGAATTTACAGCGCAATGAATAAAGATGAGCGCGATGGGCAATACGCATCAGCAGCTCGCAAGGCAATGACCTATTTAGAAGCAGCGGGAGAAGGTATCCCCAAGAAACTAAACGCAGATGGAACTGTTATTCCACCAACTGCTGGAGAACTTGAAGCATATCGTTTGAAATTAAAAAATACTACAATGAGTATTTTAGGTCTTAGAGTTGTTTATGGCTTTACGGCTATAGCCTCACCACAGGTAACACTTAAATCAGATATGGCTGATTGGGTTCGTGAAAACGGACAAGCAAACTTTAAGCAAACTTGGTATGGGTTATTAGATAAATATAACGACTACGATACAGCAATGGCTGAATGGGTAAAACTATTTCCAAATCAAATGCCATTTACTATTAGTGAATCAGATAGAACTACTGTATCTCCGTTTAAGTATGCTCAAGAATCTGGTGATTTTGTAGGTAGTAATGAAGCGCTATTTGCCAAGTACAAACAAGGTGCTACTTTCTTAATTCCGCAAAAGGGTGGCTTCTCTTGGGATGCTTACAAGACTATGACCGATATGGGTTTGCGTCAAAACAAACGTGTTGAGGATTTCCTTCGTGAAGTTCAAACAGCAGCAGATATGCAAACTTATTTTGAACGCAAGAATCAATATGAAACAAGTCTTGAAGCCGTTGGCACTGACTTTGAACGCTCACAACTTCGTAAAGAATTTAATGACTGGGCTACAATCTTTAAGGCTGGTCGCCCATTAGTTCAAGAAGAACTTGCTCAAGGTGGCAAGAAGGCAATTGATAGAATCAATGCTCTAAATGATCTTAACGCAATGCTTAGCGATAAGAACGTAAAGGCAGCACCTGAAACTCGCAAGGCTCTAAAGAAAATGACAGATTTATACACTCAATACAAAAAAGAAAAAGACCAATTTGATGCTATTGGTGGTAGCGCTAATTTAGCGCAATGGAATAAAGATGACACCATAGTAAAAATGCGTGAACTTTCTAAGTTTAACGAGAACACAATAAATGCTTACAATGTACTATTCGGCAGATTGTTAGGAGATTAAAATGGCAGATACACCTGTATCTTTTACAGATTATCTTAAAGCTCTTGATAAGTCGCCAGAATCAGTTATCTTAAAATTAGCAAAACAATTAAAAGATGCTGGTCTTTACAAAGGTACTCCAACTGGAAAGTTTAATAATTCTTTTTATGATGCTTTAACTAAGGCTGAAGAAAAAAGAGTTCAACTTGTAAGCATACAAGGTGAGTTAGACCGCACTAATTTTATTACACAACTTGCTTCACAAGGAACTGGTACTGGAACTGGTGCTGGCGGTCCGTCAACTACACGCGCTAGAAGTATTACAAGCAAAACTAAAGGCGCTTCTACCCTCGATGCTATTGGTCAAGAACTGCTTGGTCGTCAACTTACAGATGCTGAAAAAGCAAAGTATCTTAAAATGCTTAATGCCGAAGAAGCCAAGGCTACATCAGATACTGTTACTAAATACTCTGCTACCGGTGATATGTCTACTACTACTACTGGTTTAGATAAAGAACAATTCCTTATTGAGAAGATTTCTGGTACCGATGAAGCTAAAGCCAATAAAGTGCTTGATGCTTATACTACCGTTGTTAATATGTTAGGTGGTCTGCGCTAATGGCAACTACATCAGAACAATTAGGTAAAGAACTTGATGCTTTTGGAAATGGACCTAATAGTCTTAAAACATTACAATCAAAAATTGATAGCGCTGCTACCAGATTAAGGGCTGCTCAAGATAGAAAAGATGCTGCGGCTGTTAAATCAATAAATTTAGAATTAAAAACTGCTAAAAATGCTTATGCCATTTCTTCTAAAAAAATATCATCTTTAACTAAAAGATATCAAGCAGCGGTTAAACTTGAAAAACTTGCTCCTCAAGTAGAAAAATTACAAGCTGATTATGATTATTATTATAACTCAACTGGAACAATTCCAGATAATATAAAATCTAAATTAAATGCTGCGAACGCAGAAGTAACAAAATATAAACAAGTGGTAACTGAGCAAGTTGCAAATGCGGATCGTAATAAAAAAATTAAATCTAATGCAGGTTATGTTGGTTACAAAGGTCCAGAAGTCACACCAATAAAAACAGAAGGTCCTTTCAAAGACACTGCTCTTAGCACATCTAACACTCCAGGCACTCCTAGTACTCCAGCACCTGACAAGCCTGTAGTTCCCGCCCCAAGAACTTCTACTGGTCCACAACGCACTGGTGGCGAAATGGGCGGTCCTGGCTTTGACCCAAGCGCAGTTTCTTCGGAACAAAGATACGCTGATGCTATTGCTAAAGCGTACGAATTGTACCAAATGCCCGATATTATTTTTAAGAATGTACCTAGTCTTGGAAAGTTACTTCAACGTTATCTTGATAACAAATTAACACTTGCACAATTCCAACAAGAAGTTGGAAACGATGTTTGGTTTCGTAAAAACTCTGCTGAAATTAAAAATCGTTGGGTACAAAAGTTTAATTATGATGATCTTGTAACTTCTGGACAAGCTCAAGGAACTACCGACTATGAACAAAGCATTGCTAAAATTGCTCAAGATGTTCAAGTAAAAGCCAGAGCAATTGGTGCTGTAGTTGATGATACTCAGGCAAAGCAGATAGCCCAAGACCTTTATATTTACAACCAAGAAACAGATGCTACTTATGTAACTAATCGTCTTTCTGGTTTTATCCGTTCCCAGTCTGGAATGATTGGTGGCAATGTAACTGAAGGTTATTCAGGACAAGCGCTACAAAACTATCAAGCACTTCAAGCAAGTGCTAAAGCAAATGGTTTCAAACTTGAAGATATCCTACCTAAGAACGCACAAGGTGCGCCACAGACAGCGCAACAAGTCTTGCAAGGTCTTGCTACTGGAACTATTGACTCCACCAGATTACAACAAGATGTGCGTAAATTGGCAGCACAAGGACAACCACAATATGTGCGTGACCTATTAGGTCAAGGTTATGATTTAGAAACTATTTACGCCCCATACAAACAGCGTCTAGCTTCTGTATTGGAACTTAATCCAGACCAAGTTCAACTTAATGACCCATCATTACGCCAAGCAATTACTGACAAAGGTGATATGAATTTATACGATTTTGAAAGAGCGCTTCGTAAAGATGGTCGTTGGCAATACACAACAGATGCCAAGAAAACAGTTGCTGATTCAGCAATGAGTGTTCTTCGTGACTTCGGATTCCAGGGGTAATAATGGCAACTACATACGGCGGCGAAAGAGATGCTTCTACTACCTTTGCAAGAAATACAACTCCAGCGCCATCTCCAAAAACTGAAACAGATGTTACTGGTTTCCCAGCAAAAGGAACTGTATTAGGTTATAGATATCTGGGTGGATTAGATGCCACCAAAGCAACTATGCGTTACGCAAAAGTGGCTGATGGAAATGGTGGAGTTACAGAAATCCTCCAAGATAATCCAGAATATAAAACAGCAGCGGAACAAGCAAAAGGAAATGGTGCTTATGCAACTACTCTTGCCGCTAATGTAGCAGAAGCATCAGTTAGAAAATTAGTAAAAACTGTTAATAATGGTGATGGCACATTTACCAATACTTATGATAATGGAACAACTGAAGTAACTGGCACCAAAATTACAAGCGGCGGTTCTGGCACTGGCGGTTCTGGCACTGGTCTTACTCCTAAGACAGCAGAACAAATAGCAGCCGAAGCAATTGCTGCTGGTAAAACTGCTGACCGTAAATCCGCATACGATTTGCTTTATGAACAATTTAACAAATACGGATTAGGTTCCTTAGTAGAACCGTTAAAGAATCTTATTACCGACCCAGGTGTTAGCCCATCTGAGTTCACTATTAAACTTCGTGAAACAGAACCATACAAGCAACGCTTTGGTGCCAATACCCAACGCATAGCAAAAGGACTTCGTTCCTTAAATGAAGCAGAATATATTGGTCTTGAAGATCAGTACCAAAACATTATGCGTAACTATGGATTGCCAGACACCTATTACACTAAAGGTGATTTAGGTAGACAACCAGGATTTGAGAAATTTATTGCCGGTGATGTATCGCCAGTAGAATTAGAGAGTCGAATACAGACTGCACAAGATCGTGTAGTCAAAGCAAACCCAGAAGTATCTGCTGCATTAAAGCAATTCTACCCAGATATATCTAGTGGCGATATCCTTGCTTATGTATTAGACCCAACAAATGCTCTTGAGAATATCAAGCGCAAGGTAAGTGCTGCTGAAATCGGTGGTGCTGCGCTACAACAAGGACTAGAAACTGGAGTAGCAAGAGCAGAACAACTTGCCAGTTATGGAATTACAAAGCAAATGGCAGAGCAAGGTTATGGAACTATCGGCGGTGGATTACAACGCGGTTCAGAACTTTCATCCATATATGGACAACCTGCCTATGACCAAAAGACTGCTGAGCAAGAAGTATTTAATCTTGCTGGTGGAACTGAAGCAGCCAGAGAACGCAGAAAACTTACTGGCTTAGAGAAAGCCACCTTTGGTGGAACTACTGGAATGACCAGTAGCGCACTGTCCCGCGAGAGAGCTGGACAATACTAGACCTGCTATTGGGACCACTGGTCCAATAGAGCGATAACAAAACCAGGAGTAGAAGCCATACAAAATCCCCAATTTGTATGTGGTCTACGAATTCAACTAACGAATAGGGAGAAGGACTAATGTCCAATATAGACTACGAGGATGACGATGATGATTTTGATTCGTCTAATAACGACCTTGTTAAACAACTGCGCAAAGCTAATAAGCAAAAAGATAAAGAGATGGCAGATCTTAAAGCCAGCTTTGAAAATCTAAATAAAGCGCAAAGAGAACGAGCAATCAAAGATACCCTCGCCAGTCGAGGGGTAAATAGCAAAATTGCTAATTTTATCCCACAGGACATTGACCCAACTGAGGAGTCCGTGTCTAAACGGCTT